GAAGATTTACAAAAGAAAAGTTTATTCGTTGCAACCCCAATGTATGGTGGCCAAAACTATGGACTCTATATGAAATCGTGCCTTGATTTACAAGGTATGTTGATGTCTTATGGAGTACCCATTAAATTTTCTTTTCTGTTTAATGAATCTCTAATTACTCGTGCAAGAAATTATCTTGTTGATGAATTCCTGCACCGATCCGATTGCACACATCTCTTGTTTATCGATTCTGATATTCATTTCAATCCACAAGATGTCATCGCTATGTTAGCATTAGATCGTGATGTTGTCGGCGCACCTTATCCAAAGAAAGCAATTAAATGGCGTTCTGTAAAGCGTGCGATGGAAAAGAATCCTGATATTGATCCAAGCCTCTTAGAAAAAGTCACAGGCGATTATGTGTTTAATCCTGTTAAAGGCACCGCACAATTCTCTGTTACAGAACCATTAGAAGTTATGGAGATTGGAACAGGATTTATGATGGTCAAACGTGAAGTATTTCCTAAATGGGAAAAAGCATATCCTGAATTTCGTTATAAACCAGACCATGTTGGTCAAGCAAATTTTGATGGCACTCGTTATATTCATGCTTACTTCGATACAGTAATTGATGAAAAGTCGGAGCGCTATCTTTCAGAAGATTATATGTTCTGTCAATGGTGGAGAAACATCGGAGGAAAAATTTGGTTATGTCCTTGGATGAGAACTTCACATATCGGCACATATCATTTCCAAGGAGATATGCCTGCTGTTGCAAATTTTGTTGGTGAAATGTAATGAGAATAAAAGATGTAGTCAAAGCCTCACAAAATGCGGACACCGGTGGTCGTAAATTTGATGGCGGAAAATTACAATATGGTTTAGTTCCACCTCTTGCACTAAAGGAAATGGTTAAAGTATTAACCTTTGGTGCGGAAAAATATGAACCAGATAATTGGAAATATGTTCCTGATTCCAAGCGCAGATATTTTGATGCTATGCAAAGGCATCTATGGGCTTGGAAAGAAGGAGAAATTATAGATACTGAATCTGGAATACACCACTTAGCACACGCTATGTGTTGCCTTTATTTCCTTTATGAGCATGATGTCAAATATTCTGTTGACAATAAGTAAGATTTGTGATATTATAAATTTTTATTATGGAGAGTACAATGAAGTTATCTAATGAAACACTAGAAGTACTAAAGAATTTTTCATCAATTAATGGAAATATTCTTGTCAGAAAAGGTTCAAAAATAAGTACCATTTCGTCTACCAAATCTATCTTGGCACAGGCAAATATCAAAGATAATTTTCCTTCAGATTTTTGTGTTTATGATTTGAATCAGTTTTTATCAATACAGCGTTTATATAAAGATGGCGAAATTGATCTTAACGATTCAAACATTATTCTTTCTAAACAAAAAGGAAAAAATACGACCACATATCGTATGTCTGCAAAAGAAACTTTAGTTCTTCCTCCTGAAAAAGAACTCGTAATGCCATCAGTTGATGATAGTTTCACTCTATCTGCTGAAGATTTTCAAGACTTAAAAGAAGCAGCACAAACACTCTCATCACCTAATATTGGCATTGTTTCGGATGGCGAAAACATCGAAATTATTTCCTTCGATGCAAAAGATGATGCCGCACACGTTAACTCAATTACTGTTGGCAAAGGTAATGGCAAGAAGTACAAGATTGTTTTTAATATTGAAAATATGAAAATGATTAATGGTTCTTATGCTGTTAGCATCTCATTCAAAGGAATGGTTAACTTCAAAAATACAAAAGAAGATATTCAATACTGGATTGCTTTTGAAAGTAAACTCACTAAAATTGGTGAATAATGGATCCTTTAATTATTGATGACTTTATTCCTTTAGTATTTCAAAAATCATTATATGATCTTTTGTGTGGAGATGAAATTCAATGGAGATTTTCCAAATATTCTACTTACTCAGAAAATGAAAATCGACCATGGTTTGTAGAAGAAGAAACGAAAGAACACATACAATTCAAACACTATTTTGTAAAAGACAATACAACCAAGAGTAATTTTTTACCTTATGTTGCGCCGTTGATAGCCGCTTATGAAAATACCGTGGGAAAGAAAATTTCAAGTACCATGAGAATAAAAGCTAATCTGTTGATGCCACAAGAAGGTACAAAATTACAACCTCCGCACCTAGATGATAACGAACCTGATGCATACAGAGAAGGAGTTTATCATGGTGATCGAAAGGTGTTGATATATTATGTTAATGATGGTGATGGTGATACTGTATTGTATAATGAAAAATACTACGGAGAACCTGTAGGAAAACTTACTAGACAACAAGTTATAACACCACAAAGAGGCCGAGCAGTTATATTTGATGCGAATCAGTTACACTCTGCTTGTTTACCAACCGTAAAACGTTATCGTTTAATTATTAATTGTATATTTGGATAAATTATGGCAACAGTTCAAACACTATTTGGAAATTTCAACGATGAACAATTGAAAGCATTGAAATCTGCGATTGAAGAAATTAATGATTCAATGAATAAAATTGAAAGAGAAAATGAAGCAATAAAAGACATTGTTAATGCTACATATGATTCGTTGAATGTTCCTAAAAAAATTATTAAGAAGTTAGCTAAAGCACAATACAATCAATCAATTCAAAGTGAGACTGCTGAATTCAATGAGTTTGTTGCTTTATTTGAAGGCATGAATGAAGTAAAATGATGTTGTACTTTTATATTATGGAGTCTGTGAATGGAACACTTATTATGGGTAGAGAAGTATCGTCCTAAAACTATTGAAGAATGTATTCTTCCTGATGCGTTAAAGAACACATTTCAAGAATATGTAAATCGTAAAGAAATTCCTAATCTACTTTTATCTGGTAGTGCAGGTGTCGGCAAAACAACAGTAGCCAGAGCTTTGTGTGAACAAGTTGGTTGTGATTATATCATTATCAACGGTTCAGACGAATCAGGCATTGATGTTTTGCGGAACAAAATCAAAAACTATGCCTCATCTGTTTCCCTCATGGGAGGACGAAAAGTTGTAATCATCGATGAGGCCGATTATCTAAATCCCAATTCAACTCAACCTGCAATGCGTGGTGCAATTGAAGAATTTGCATCCAATTGTTCTTTCATCTTTACTTGTAACTACAAGAATCGTATTATCGATCCCATTCATTCTCGTTGTGCAGTTATTGATTTTAAGATCAATGGTTGCAAACAGAAAATGGCTGCTTCACTAATGAAGCGCATTGAATATATTCTTGAAATAGAAAAGGTAGAATATGAAAAGCCAGTTCTTGCTGCACTCATCACAAAACATTTTCCTGATAATCGTAGAATTCTAAATGAATTACAAAGATATTCCGTATCTGGTGTAATCGATAAAGGTATTCTTGGTAGTGTTGCAGATGTTGATTTGTCTAACCTTATCAAAGCATTGAAAGAAAAAGATTTTTCATCTGCTCGAAAATGGGTTACAAATAATTTGGATAATGACCCAACAAAACTATATCGAAAATTATATGAAGGTCTTTATGAAGTTCTAAAGCCACAATCTGTGCCTCAACTGGTTCTAATCTTGGCCAAGTATCAATATCAGGCAGCTTTTGTTGCTGACCATGAAATCAATACTACAGCCTGTTTGACCGAAATCATGGTAGATTGTGAATTTAAATAATGCCTGATCTGTTTAAAGAAATTATACCCTCCATACTACAGACCAAAAAGAACCCCTTTAGGGACGAATTGGATCTAAAAGATTATAACGGTTTTGTCGTTAACCGTTCATTGTCATACCACATGGATTGTGTACTTTATGTTAATGAGATGAATAAGAACCCTGGACTGTCACCAGATTTACAGTTCCAGTACCTTCTAAATACCATTAGGCCGATGAAACGGAAATTCGAACCGTGGCAGAAAGCATCGGTCCATAAAGATCTAGAATGTGTCAAACAGTATTTCGGTTACTCTAATGAGAAAGCCAAAGAAGCTTTGCGTATTCTAAATGATGAACAAATCGCTGAGATAAGAAAAAGAACAGACAAAGGCGGAATGAAAAAATCATGATTTCGATTACAGATTTAATAGAAGTTACATTAGAAGAAAAAGATGATTTCTTGAAGGTGCGTGAAACTCTTACTAGAATCGGTGTGGCTTCCAAAAAAGACAGAACTTTATACCAATCTTGTCATATTCTCCACAAACAAGGAAGATATTACATAGTACATTTCAAAGAATTGTTTGCCTTAGATGGTAAACCTAATGACATTTCTGAGAACGACCTTTCACGCAGAAACGCCATTGCTAAATTACTTGAAGATTGGGGCTTAGTAAATATTGTCAACCGCAGTAGCGTGGAAACACCACAACCAATATTCCTTTCACAGATTAAGATAATCTCTCATAAAGAGAAGGAAGACTGGAATCTGGTTACCAAATATAATATTGGTAAAAAACCAGGAACTTATTGACAATTAGTATAAATACTGATATAGTATATGTGCCGTGCCTATTGGGCGGCAATTTTGATTAACTCGCTTAACCAAGGAGAAACTTATGAAACAGTACCTCAACACGGCTATTGATTCGGTTCAATACGCCAAAACTCAATTCCTTAACACATTTGTAAATGAAGAAATCATTCGTGAGCCACTACAACTTTTTGTAGATGCTCAGGCACAATTCGCTCGTCAAATGGTTCACGCCTCTGATGTTTTTATTGATTCTGCCACAAAATATGATTTCGCTGGTGCTTTCGAAAAAGCATTCAAACCTTTCAAATCAGCTGTTTAAGGAGATATATTATGAATACATTCCCTAGCCTTATTGACTATTCAAAAACTTTGCAACCTTTTTCTATCGGTTTTGATAAGTTTTTTGATGAAGTATCACAAATGACAACTGAGATTGGTAAAAAAGCAATTGCAAATTACCCACCTTACAATATCAAACAAGTTGAGAAAAACAAATACATTATTGAATTGGCAGTAGCAGGTTTTGCCAAATCTGATATTGAAGTCACATTAGAGGGTAATAAATTGGTTATCAAAGGTTCCGCAAAAGAAGATGAAGATGCTGATCAATACTTCTATAAAGGAATTGCTAACCGCAACTTTATTCGCACGTTTACATTGGCAGACAAGATTGAAATTAAAAATGCCGAAATGGTAAATGGTATGTTAAAAGTTTGGTTAGAAAATCTGGTACAAACTCAAGATGCCATTAAGAGGATTACCATTAACGGTGATGAGTAGTTGGTAATAATACGGAGAGGTACTTGACATACCTCTCCTTTTGTAGTATCATTATATTATGAAAAAAGTGAAAACTCCTACCATTTTAACTGTTCGTACCAAAACGAACCAGCAGACCTATTATACTTGGTCACATTGGCCGTCAAAAAATATTGACGGCATCACTTTTATTCCTGTTAATAAATTTATTCCAAATAATGATTCTTTGAAAGAAGTTCATTATATTAAAAAAGATAATATTGAGTATGTCAAATAAAATTTTAAATTATTTGAGATATTCTGGTTTCAATATAACTTTTAAATGTAATCCTTTTCATTGGCGAGTTGATGCATATATAACGAAATCTGATGAATGGCTTATTGATAATGATACTGTGGTTATTGAAATGTTATGTTTAACTTTTAGAATTTGGATTGATGACGGTTATTGGTGATTCTGCGTCTGTAGCTCAATTGGTTAGAGCAGCGGACTCATAATCCGTTGGCTGGGGGTTCAAGTCCCTCCGGACGCACCATTTTATTATGAAACAAAAATATATTGACGCATACATGGATGTTGCACACCGCTTTGCTCAGTTATCAACTGCAAAGCGTTTACAGGTAGGTGCAATTATTGTCAAAGATGACAGGATCATTTCCATTGGTTACAATGGTATGCCTGCCGGTTGGACAAACGATTGTGAATACCGAGATTATAGATCACCATACGAACATGAATTCCGTGAAGAAGATGGTACAAGTTATAATCTAAAGACCAAACCAGAAGTCATCCATGCAGAAGCCAATGCGATTGCGAAACTCGCTAAAGGTCCTGAATCAGGAGACGGTTCCACGATGTTCCTAACCCATGCTCCGTGCATAGATTGTGCGAAACAAATCTACACCTCTGGAATTAAAAAGGTTTACTTTCGAAAACATTACCGTGACAGCCACGGAATCGAGTTTTTGAAACAATGCAACATAGAAGTAGAAATTTCACCTGGTGAAATTAATTAGTCAGATAAATAATGTATATCAAGGGAAAGGACCTTAGATGAAACTCAGCATCGTTAAATGTCCTGATAAAGAACGCTTCCGTCCTTACGTGAAGCGTGCAGCTCTCTTTTATGCCGAAAATTTGCTATCCAAGAAATTAATGGATAATATCTATGTACAAATCAAGTTTAATGATAAAATAGATGTGTATGGATATGCTAGTGTTGAAGAATACAATGATTCTGGAAAACCAAGAGAATTTTTAATTGAATTGAATCCAGGCATTGGTGCAAGAGATATTTTAGAAACACTCGCTCACGAAATGGTTCATGTTAAACAATATGCCTATTCTGAGATGAATGAATCATCAACCCGTTGGCGTGGTACTAAAGTCAACGTGGATAATATGGATTATTGGTTTGAACCATGGGAAATAGAAGCTTACGGTATGAGCACAGGATTATTTACTAAATTTGTTATTAAAGAACAATTACATAAAGTATTTAAAAATATTCAAGATCCAGACACACCTATAGTACCAGAACCAATTGGTTGGATAGAGGGTCAGCAAGAGGATTTTGTAAGTCAAATTTAAACTATAATTAAAATTCAAAACCTCAAGGCCTAAAAATCTTGAGGTTTTTTATTTGGAATAAAAGACAACAGTTCGCTTGACAAATTAATGTGGCAATGTTATGATTGTATTTGTTCTTTAAAAAGTAAAAGGGGGAGTGAGCGGCATTGACACGCCTACTCTTAAACAACAGCCACTCGTTGGGAAACGCTTGGTGTGCCCTTTAACATTGGGTAGCGAGCAGAACAGGTTACTGCACCGGACTGTAAATCCGGCGCCTTAGGCATACGGGGTTCGAGTCCCTGGCTACCCACCATATATAAGGTTTTGCCCTTTTAGTTAAATGGTATAACAGTTGATTTGTAATCATCAATTGGCAGTTCGATTCTGTCAAGGGGCACCAAACACGGAGTATAGCGCAGCCTGGCTAGCG